TCCATTAAACTGAATGTCTATAACTTCATACTTCTTAAAACAAGTGTCCTTATCAGACTTTAACCACTCATGGTAAACCATAACTGCAAATGGTTTTCTTTGCTTAATCTTTTCTACGATTGATTCTCTTACTACAATGTTTGTCATACTTAATGGTTTTAATTATTAATTTATAACAAAAGTAATATAAAATATTTAATCCACAAGTTTTTGATAAAAAAAAATACCAATCAAATTAATGACTGGTATCTTAAATATGAGTTTTATGTATTGTTAAACTAAAATTCGTCTATCAAACAGTAAGTGATTCTATTCTGATTCTTAACCATATTTATCAACATTAAATATGTTTCTGTATCGTTAACCACTTGACATCCAGCACTCCAACTTCCAATTACTGGTGTTACTACATGATGAGTAAAGTCATATTTAGTAGAGTGAAAGTTAATACCGAATAAACCTTTGATTGGTTTGCCTAATTCTTCAGCCTTAACATCCATATCACCATCACGAAAGATAAGTATGTTACCTACTTGAACTAAAGCTGGCATTTTACCTCTGTGCAATCCGTATCTCCATAAGTCATAATACCACTCATCAGCTTTAACGTGTGCTGAACCTACCTTATTATAACTTAGGAAACCACCTTTTAAAATAGGTGTTCCAGCATTAGTAGTCATTGGAAATACTTTAATGAATTGTTCACCTCTAAACAGATAACCTTTATCATCAAATACATTAGGTGCATCCTCATTGCTTCTAACACCTAAAAACCAATAACCATCTGGAATAGCTTTAAAAGACTTTAAAGACTTTACTTTGTTTAGTAATTCTGAACTTGTGTAATTTCTAACGTTAGTTTTCATTTTCGTGTGATTTCAAAGAGTTTATCTATACATTGAGTAATGTGGTCTATCTTTTTATTTAACTCTCTTAGATTAGTGTTTAATTCCTTTTCAATATTCTGAATCTTTATCTCACTAGCTTGATGAGTTAAATCAATCTTGTTCTTTAATTCAATAACTTGATTCACTACAGCTTTATGTTCTTCCATAGTCTTACGTAAAAAATAAGAAATTATACCTAATAAAGCACCTCCAATGTACATTAACATTTCCATCAATCTTCAATAGTTAATTGTGCTAACGCACTAATAGTTGAACCTAATGTAACTAATATTCCACCAATAATTGGCTGAAACTTAATGATTACACCTCCAAGTACACCAATTGCCAAACCATTCTTCTGTACTTTCTTCCAGAACTTAGGTGTTGGACTATTCCATCTTTTAATTAACTCTTTCATTTTGTAAACGTATAAATTTTAAAACTTCCATCTTCAAATACAACAAGATATTCTGTCAATCCCATGTTCTTGTGTACCTCTTTAATCTTTAGTCCATCTACCCTATTACCGACTTTCAATTCTTTCTTATCCATTATAGTATGAACGTTTATTCCTTACTTTATCTGAAACAACACATTTTACACTTGCTAAGTTAGATAAATTTTTGTAATCTACCTCTGGTGAATCTTCAACAACTACGTTAAAATCTTTGTAAGTCTGTACGTGATTAAAGTCATTATGGTCTGTGATATACAAGTCCGTTTCTGAAAGTAGGTATAAATCAATTAGTTTGCTAGTGTAATTAGATTTTACTGGGTCTGTCAATAACTCGTAATTATTTAATTGTTCTCTAACAACATTTTTAACCATTCTCTGTTGATTAATCAAATTGTCTATAGCAAAGTTAGGCTTACGATTACCAAACATACCAAACACTCTTAAAGTGTCTACCACATTGCTATTAGTAAAATCAATATCTTCTATGGTATGAAACTGATTGAAAACAGCTTTAAGTCTAATTTGATTCTTAGCTAAAAATGTTGAATAAGACTGTAAATTATAAATACCCCAAACAGTAGTAAATGGTGTTCCAGATAAAACACTTGCAACCTCTAAAGTATAACACCCAGCACCCTCTAATGATAGAACTTCATTCCAATTAATTGTAACGTATTTAGAGTATTGCTCTTTTTCAATGTCAAAGCTTTTTACAACCAGAGTATAATTAGACAATGCTACACCATCTTTCTTTAAGGAGAATGTTGCTGTATCAGTTGATTCATTTAATTTCGCCCAAGCTGATGTAACATCGTTTTTCCACTCATCTGTTTTTACTGTTTGTGCAAACACATTGTAAATATCACAACAATCTTTTACTCCATAATCTTCAATTGTAACCACTTTTGGCAATGATACAATCTTATAAACTTTTTTTACTCTGTTAAATATTGGCTCACTCATTGCTATAAATTATAATGTAAAAGTATCTCTAATGCTTTGTGGAACATTCTCCATTGACTTAAATTCCAGATACATAATTGGTGTCATCTCTTGAATGAAATCAGCTATTATACCCATTAAATCTTGTTTGCTACTTACTATCTTGTAAGAAGCTAAGTATTTAGATATTTGCTCATCTAATGGAAATATCCTAACATTTACTTGACCATCATCAAGCAATATTGTTTCGTATGTTAATTCAAAAGTTGTCATATTATGCTACGGAATAAACTCCAAATTTATTATATAAATAAAACTCTCCACTATTTGTTAATGGTGTTCCCATACATCTACTAGCAAAGAAATTTAAACCTTGTGTATGTGCTGGCAAATCAGTTGTTAACGTACCCTCTGTGCTATTTCCAGTTTCTAAGTTTTTAACTCTATAATATACAGAAGTAGAACCAGATGGATTATAAATATCAACTTGATATATTGTTGTTGAAGCACTACCAGAAGTTCTATTTGCTGGAAAGTTAGCACCCAAGTCTATCTTAGTAGCTGTACCAGCTGTATCATTAGTGAAAACTTGTAAATTAGCATCTAAAGCATCAGAACCGATACCAATAATATTCTGTAAAGAAGCTACAAGAATTACATCACTATAAGCTAAATCAGTTGTTACTCCAGCCATACCAAAGAATTGTCTACAGCCAGCATTGTAACTAGAATCAGAAATAGCAAATGAACAAGTATATCTAAATCCACCACCAACATACCACAACAAAGCTGAACCCCTAGTACCAGTATATCTACCAGTTGAAACTACTGTAGCATAGTATCTTAGTCTAATGTTTTTCATTCTAAAATCAGTAGTGCTTACAGTTTGTGCTTGAACTGAAGCTGTAGTAGATATTGTTATACCACCCTCTGTAGTTACAGAACTTGAATTGTTAGCATAAGTTACACCTCTAAAAAATTCTCTAGCACTAAACTTAAATAAATCATTTGTAGATGAAGTATAATTAGGGATGTTTAATGTTATACCATCAAATGTTGCTACTCCAGTTGTATTGTTAGTTGTTAAAGTTATTGCATCTTGTTTATCATTAAAAATACCCCAATCACTTCCACTTAACCAACCATCAGTAAATTCAGAAGCTTGCCCTAAAACAGATTTAGCTGTACCATTCTTCCATAATGAAGTAGCACTATCCCAATAAATAACATTTTTATCAACTAAAGATTGTATCAATACATTGTGTAATTCTTCAAGTTCAAAACCATTCTGAACCTTTACAAATATCTCACCATTATTAGCATTTACCCTAGTAACTATACCAACAAAAACCATGTGATAAGGTGCAACTGGCTTACTTGATAAACCATAAAGTAAATCACCAGATTCTCCTAGCCAAACAGCATTTCCAATTGTAGCCATAGAAGTATTTAACCCATCTAACAACCCCTCTGTAATAACCTCGCCTTGATAATTGGCATTACCAGTAGCTGTAACTAAACCTAATGTCTTAGAAGAAGTAGCATCTGTAGTATAATCAGCTTTAGAAACTAACATATTAGTACCATCAGCACCACTCACATAAACAGCTTGACCTTTGTTAATTGCTTCTGCATACTTTACAGAATGTTTAACATTTGCTGTAGGTAAACTTGTAGGTTTATTTAGGATTAAAGCATCACCAGAGGTAGCTAACCAATCTGCATTGACATTTACTTCAGCACCAGCTTCAATACCATCTAACTTTGTTTTGTCTGTAGGTGATTGTAAACCAGCATTAGTAGTTGTAGCTAAAGGAATTGTAGCATCTGTACCAGTATCAGAATTAACAACACCATTTGTAGGGCTAGCTGTATAAGACAAGTTTGTAGCACCTCCACCACCTCCACCAGTAGTAGTGCAATTAGCATTTCCAGTACAACCAAATATGAAAGTTTCCCAATCACTTTGAGAAGCATAAGCATTTCCATTCTCCATAGCTATGTACGGATATGTAGCTGTGTATGTTTCGTTTGATTGTCCTAGGTAAATAAAATATTCAGAAGAACCAATTTCCGTCTTTGAACATCTTACATTAACCAATAAATCCTCTATGAATCTATTGTTATTATCAACATCCTCTATGATTAGATAATTCCCCTTTTTATAAATCTTTATTGCTGTCATTATTCTATATTGAATTTAATATCATTTGTAAACCAAGTAGCACCAGTATATTTATCATTTAAAATACTAAACCAATTTTTTATCCCATACGGATTTTTAGACCAATAAGCTGAATCTGTACTTTTTTGATTGAAATTAATCCATGCAGTAGTTTCTATCTGACTTTTCGTAGTGTTAAATACTATGTCATTCCCATTAGCATACTTTGTTTCTGTCAAATACTCTGCCATCCATGCTCTATTATATACTTTTACAGTTTTATAAGTCTTACCATCATTACCAACATAATCACCTAAATAAGAGCCTTCAATCAATTGAAACTCTGCTGGTAGTAAGTTTCTGCACAATCTAACATGAGTATAATCAAACTTTAATATACTATTTAACATACCTACAGTAGACTTAACAAGACCAGAACTTTCATTAGACCATTTAGCATAGTAATAATGAATACCCTCACTAGATTCTGAATTTACATAAGTTTCATTAATCGGTATAACAAAATTACCATCATCATTAAAAAATGTAGCTAGCCACTCATTAGGAAACCCACCCTCACTAAACTTCATTAAAACCACGATGGATGGTACAGCTGTAAAATTCTTACTGTTTGTAGAAACAACTTCATTCCCAACAAATGCATTTCTAAAATATCCAGTTCTCAATATTGGATAAAAATTGTTTCTATTATAAAAACCAGTACCTCTAAGGTCTGATGGTGTTGTATTCGGTACAGAAAGACTTACCATATCAGCATTATTAGGTAATCGCCAACCATTAGTAGGATTAGCTATATTCCTAGCATCTTGCATTGCATAGCCATTATACAGATAACCCCACTTAATAAATTTACCATTCTCACAATCTAATTCTTCAGCATTAGAATTTACATTAAAGTAAGAACGAAAATCTACACTATTATGCTCTATATCAACCCAAGCATTTTGAGAGTAAGTCTTTACAGAACATAAACAAAGGTCTTGAAATTGACTATTACGATGTATGTATGCACCTTTCATATTATATCTTTATCCAAATATCACCATCCTTAAAAGTATTACTACCAGCAATACCATTAATTCCAAAACCATCTACACTTCCGTATTTTGCATCAAAATCTGCTTGTGTCGGAAATGCTGGCTGAATAAATACAGCAACACCCCTACCCTTAACAGCATTACTAGCAATTGTACTAACTAGATATTGCATAGTTACTTTTTTAGTTACGTATGTAGCACCTATTTTCTCTGATATATCCAGCAAAGAACCCATATCTGGACTTGCGTTTGCATCTGGATATTGTGTTATTTTTATTCCCATAATTAATTAGTTTTATAAAAAGTTATAACTACTTGACTCATAGCAGTTATAGAATCTACACCATCAACAAAATTTCTAATATTTAATTGTCCATTAGTTGTATTGTAAATGTTTGAGTAACTTTTATCTAAATTAGAAGTTCCACTATGCGTAATAATACAGTTTGTAGTTGTAAAGTTTGGATGTGAAATTGTATAAATTTGAAAACCACCTTGCGTTACAAACACACTCCCAGTTAAGTTTTGAGTATTTCCAATAGTGTTTTTAACTACAGAAAAACTAAATGTCTGAACTCCAAAACCACTTAAAACAATAGTCATACTAGGATAAGGAATTGGATTTATATAATTAGCCAATGCTTGTAAACTCATGCTTCTAGTATCAAAAACATTAGTAGGTAACAATTCAGATACATCAATCAATGAAAGCTTATTAGGATTAGTAGTGCTTATGCTACTATAGTCTGTTATTTTATCGCCCATTATTCTATAATTTTATTTAGTGAATTTTCTGTTAATTTATCAACACCATCCTCTGTTATTTTAAACGTTTCTTGAATTATAACAATATCCTCATCACATATCTTAGAAGATATAGTAAAAGAACTTCCAACTAGCTTACTTGTATCTAAATAACACTCTATAGTTCTAGTAGTAGCATTAACAATTGTATAAGTAGCTGTAGCACCAGTAATAGGATATAAAGGATTTTGAGTATTAGTCTGATGTGGAACAATTGTAGATAATAACCAAGATGGATTAGATTCTGTAGTTTCAATCATAATATCTCCCCAACCATCATAAACAAAGTTTTTGTTATAAATATGAGTAGCTTTAACCTTAATCTTTTTACCTAGAACCATAGAAGTCAAAACAGCATTTGTATCTGCATCAAACAACTGAATTGTAGAAGTAAAAACACCAGTTTCATCATAATTCCAAAATCCTATTGGTTGATATTTATAATCAAAAACACCATTTCTTTCAATCTGTAATTTATAGTAAGTATTATAACCTAAACTATCAAGTGAGTAATTTCTCCAATTCTTGTTATTAGTTTGATTGCCAATAAAAATAGAACTAGCATTAGTTTCAGTTAACCAATATCTCCAGTTAATCATTACTGGATAAGACAATCTAAACACTTTAGTATTAGCATCAACAACATTCTTTAGCTTTAAAAAACCTTGTTTCTTAGATGAAGCACTAGGCAAGTTATATTGTCTATCATTATACAAAGTACCCCATATATCCCAATTCTGCTGATTTAAACCAAACACCATCTCATCTAAAGTAAACTCATCGACTATCTCATTACTAACTTCTTTAACAGCAACAATACTAGCTATAACAGAAGTGTTCTTATCAGTTTTTATAAGCTGAAATTCTGAAAACAAATTAACGTTATCTTGAATATTACAAGAATAAGCACTTAACGAATTTGCTGGCGTTTGAGTTATATCAGCATAAGTAGTGTTATTGTTTTCTTGTGTATAGAAGTTTGTTAATGGTGTTATCTCTTTACCTACTGGCATTTTCTTTTGCAAATCACCATCAAATAAAATATGATTTACATTGGCTACTTTAATCCAAATAATCAATCTTCTATCATCTTCATTTTTAGATTCAAAAAAAGTTGTTTTAGTAGAATCAAAATATATTTTACCATTTATAACAGAAAATCTATCAGTTCCACTTGTAGAATCAACAACACTATCTAAGTTTATTTTAACAATACAATCTAAAAATACAGATGGTAAAGTATCACCATAATTGTATTTATAAGAACCATAGCCAAGCAATGTAGATTGATTATCTTTTTTATTCTTATTGTAATCAGATAAAGTAACATAACTAGCACCTATTTCAAATCCAGTATAAGCTGTAAAATCACTATTCTTAACTGTAGCACTAAAGCTAATTGCACCTGCTAAATCAACGTTATAATACAATGTTGGCATAGTCAATGCTGTTAACTCACTCTTTTCAGTTCCAGCATTATAAGCTTCGTCATACCAACCAGTATTAGCATTAGAATTGTAGTAAAGTTCAGTAGGTGTAATATCTGCATCAGATAAAGCAAACTTCATTGAAGCTACTAATTTTAAGCAATTAGAACCTTTAAATCTTTCCTCAAATAATATGTTTGGATTTACAATTTGAAATTGAATTTCATACTTTTTAGTGATAAATAATGGTGCTTTAGATATTCTGTTAACATTAGCTTTTCTAGTTATTGTAAGACCAGTAACTCCAAAGTTTCCACTTTTCTTACCACTAGAAACTAAGCTTGCGAAACCATTTACTGGTAACACATTTAATGATACATTAGGTGCTAAACCAAATCTAGTTTCTTGACCATCAATTAAAGAACCTAATGAAGCTGTAGCTGTGCTGTTACTATCAGCAATAAAGTTTAAGCTTAAATTAAAAGAATTTCTAGTTGTAGTTTTATAAATTAACCAAGTTGTTTTATTATCTGGAGAACCTTTAAAAAGACCAATGTCTGAAGAATAAACTAATGTTGTATCAGATAGAGAAACTATAGTAGTTGTTTTGTTTACTACCAAACTATCATTACCATCAAAAGAATTAAAAGTAATAGTATCACCAACTCTAAAGCCCTCTTTTAAAAAAGAAGCATTACTACCAGATAAGGTAATAGTTTTATCTAAACTATTTATGCTAAAATAAGTTGTAGGTGTTGTTATGATAGAAACATCTTCTAAAACTGTAAACTTACAAGTTGTAGAATCCCCAGCATTAGCTGTAAATGTGTTAAATTGCTGATTAAACGAATCAGTAAATACGCTATTTGTTAGTTGTATTGGCATCTGTTAATTCTGTTAGTAAGTTATTTAAAGCTTTAATATCTTTATTTTTAACAGCTTCACTTATGCTATTACTTATTCCTATCAGCTTGTTTAATGATTCTTTTTGCTCATCAGTTTCAGCCCTAGAAAGTAAACCATCATAAATAACTTTCTGTTTTTCAATTACTTCCTCAATTGACCTTATTGTATCGCCTAATAGTTTTTCCATAATTCAAAATTAAAATATTTTATTTACTTCTATCTTATTTGTATTTATATTTTTTGGCTCTTTATATGTTATTATCGCATATTGCTTTTCATCATAGTATTCCATGTTTAAAATTTCACAATCTTGACCGTCTATAGTAATGAAATTATTTTTATAAATAGAGTAAAAAGTGGCTGAATCCATAGGGAATTTAATATTACTTCTAATAATTCTCATATAACCAGAGTTAGGACTATTTATGTAGTGAAACTTATCCCATAATACAGAAGTGCTTAATAATGTTTCGTTAGAATTTTTAGATGGTCTACTTACACCATCATGAACAAATATCTTAGTAGACGAATAGTATAGCTGTGAAACTAATACTACACCCTTTTTATCAGCATAATTATCTCCACCACCAGAAACCCATTGGAAAGCATCAACTAAACCTTGATAAATATCTTCAAACCAATTTGTAGTTTGTTTTGTATAAGCTAACGAAAAAGGTATGTTAATATCAGTTAACCCTTTTACTGTACTTAATTGTGATGTAGGCGAATTAGGGTCGTTCTCTAAAGAGTATTCAGAAGCTTGATGAACATAATTGTCTAATGTTACAATATCAGAATAATCATTACTATAATGAATGTAGTATCTTTTAAATAATCTTGAAAAATCATATCTGTATTTATTTATTCTAGTGCTTTGGTCGTTTAATGAAGAATCAAGTTTAACATCTGAATTTCTTTTAAATTTATCCCATCTTTCAAAATAAACCTTTTTATCTACAACTCTAGTTTTTGCATTAAACATAGATTCCATTACCGAAATCAAATCACCCAATGTACTTACAGAATCTTGCTCTGTTGGATAACCTCTAAATAATTTATCTGTAGTAAAATCAGAAAATGAAATATCATAAAAACTAGGTGTTGCATCATTTAAAGGAACAGGCAACAAAGCTAAATTAGCATACTCATTATCAAATATTGAAGATTCAAAAGTATAACCTAAATACTTACAACCAGTGTTTATTAAGTCCTTAACTAAATTTGCTTTAGCTAGCTTTATTGGAGGATTTAACAAATCTTTTATATTTTCCCAAAGCTTAGTAGATTCATAAACTAATATAGAGAAATAAACAGCATTTAAAGCTACTTTAAGTCCAGCACTTAGTATTTCCCCTAAAGATGAAAAACCTGCAAATGGTATCTTACTAAACTCTTTAGCTGATTCAGAAGTTTCTTTACCTTGCTGTGCAATTGCTATACTCATTGAATACATTGCTATAAACGAACTTACAGCCAAGCCCTCTTTATCTACTGGTAAAACTATGTATTGTAACTTTACAGTAGGAATAGGATTTTTAGAATTGATTAATGAAAAAGATAATCCATCTGCTCTATCATAAAAATCATCATGAAAGTTTTGCAACTTTACTCTGCATTGTATTTGATTATCCTCAATTTGATGTTCTTCAGTTAAATCAATATAGTATTTTAATTCAATACCATTTTGCATTTCAACTCTATATGGAACACCCTCAAACAAACCAGTATCTTTAATGTGATTATCAACTAGCAATTTAGCTTCTCTAGGCAATAACAATGAATCAGTTGTTACTTGAACCTCATCTGATTTAGCTTCAAAGTCTACCTTAACACCAATATCAAATAAGTTCCTAGGTGTTATTTCTTGATTGTTTATAAAGTGTCGCATATTTTATTAATTTTGTAATGTTTCCTTGATTTCTGATAGTTCAGAGAATTGCACCACCTTAAACAAGTGGTGCTTTTTTATTAGCTATATCTCCGAATGTTTCTTACAATTGTGTTTGGTTTCTTAGTAGTTTCTACAATGTGCATTACACCACCAAGTATCTCACCAACTTCTATATTTGTTTCAGATTTATTCATAATTGTTTTCTCTAATGAATCTAGTTTATCAATAAGTAAGTTAGTTTCCCAATTGTTTTTAATCTGAATTGCACCATCACCAGATTTAACTAATTTACCTAACCTATGTTCTTCAGCTAATTTAGCTATTTCATAAGTAGTCATGTTACCAGTCATAGCTGACAGTCTAGGATTTAATATCTTCTCACTACCATCTACCCTAACAATGTAACCATCTTTACCTTGTAAATCTGGATTGCCTAATGCTGTTTTAACATCTGTTTCAGTACCCTTATAGAATGTTGGTAAAGTCTTAACGAATTGTGATAGTACAGTCATGTCAGATACAGTCTTAGTTAATGGATTTTTAATCTCTGGATTGCTAGCATACGAAGCATAGGTTGAATAAACAGATTGTGCTAATTTAAGCATTTCTATTCTTCTTTGTTCTCTCTCAATGTTCTTCTGAATCCTAGCTTGTTCTTTCTCATTTAATGCTAATGATTCTGTAGCTTCTATATTTCCATTTACAGCCAATTGAGTAAGCTTACTTTGTTTCTCCTTAACTTTATCTAGGTTAAGTCCTAATTGCTCTAATCTTCTTTCAGATTGAGTAACCATCATTTCAAGAATCAAGTTAATATACTCATAAACACTTCTGGCTGTATCTTTCATAGATTCCATACCCTCTTTAGCTGATTCAACTATTTGCTCATTAATGTCTTTAGTTTTCTCTAGCTTTTCATCTTGAAGTTGTTTATACTCATAATCAGTTTCAGCATCTATAGCTCTAATCTTTGTGTCAAGTTCTTCTTTTCTTTTAACCTCATTGTCTGTTCTAGTCTTAGTATTTTTTTCTTCAAACCTTCTAAAAATATCATTAACAGCATCTAAAGCTTTTTGCTGACTAGCACCCAACTTTCCTTTTCTACTTGATTTTTGCTTTTCAGATAAAGAACTCATATTGTCTACAGCAATCATATCATTTTGATAAGTTATTTCAACTTTCATTCTTTCCATATCTTTGAAAGCTTCTATTTGCTTATCATAAAATTCTTTTTCTTTATCTGATTTTTCTTTATATTCTTCTTGAAGCTTTTTCTTTTTATAATTAGCTTCAATATCAATCTGCTTTTTTCTTAAACTTTGAATAGCATCTAAGTTTTGAATTATCTTTTGATATTCTTCACTACCTATAATCTGTGGTGCTATGTTTAGTAAAGTCTGGTCTAAACCTTCTTCAATTTGAATCCTCTCAAATTCACTACTAGCTTTTCTAATTTCCTTTCTATAATCCTCAAATATTTCTTGTGGTAATATATTCTCATTAACACCTAAACCAGTAGGTGATTTAAAAAAGTTTGATATTCCAGTCATACCTTGTTGAGTTTTCAAGAATGAATTGTCTTTATAGAAAAACAACTTAGCTAGTTTAGATGACCTCTCAACTGCTTTATCTAAAGATTTATTATAGTTATCAAGTTCTGTTTTATTAGCTATCTCTTGTAAATCCCTCAAAGCTTGATTTACATCAATAACATATTCTTCTAAATCTTTAAATTCAAATTTAATAGCTTGTATTGGTGCTGTATAATTTTTAACAGCTTTACCAACTTTCTTAGATGATTCTTCAGTAGACTTACCAAAATCCTCTGTTACAGTCTGACTATTTTTTAATTCGTTCTTATAAGTTATAATTTCTTTTGTGTAATCAATTATAATATCTGTAGCTTCTCTGTAGTTTTTTCTATCTTTTTCCCATTCTGGATTGCTCTCCATAAAAGATGGTGCTTTAATCAATGGTTTATTTTGTTGCTGAAACTTTGCTATTTCTTCAGTAGTATAATCCTTATAAACTCTTTTACCACCAGCTTCAATAGACTGAATAGGTCTGTATTTAGACTGATTTACAATTCTTTGTCTTTCAAGTTCTGCTTTATTTTTCTTATCTGTAGCTATCTGAATCTTTTTTAAAATTTCAGCTTCCATTTCATCTCTTTTCTGATTAATTTTTTGAGTAGCTTCCTTTCTTAAATTAGCTTTAGTAACATCATCAGTAGCTTTTCTAATCTTAACCAAATATTCTAACTTCAATCTATCAATTTCAGTTTCTTTTTTACTTAAATATTTATCTGCTCTATCTTCACCTTTCTTTAATGCTTTTTGATAATTTTCAAATTCTTCTCTCGCTCTTTTAGCACCACTAGCAACATCGTAAAACTTCATAGCCAATTCAGTAAGAACAGCAATTAAAGCTGTCCATCCAATACCTTTTATAATTGATTGCATTTTTACAGTAGAAGCTGATACCTCATCAGTAGCTTGTTTCATTCCAAACAATCCTTTAACCATATCTGCAAGACTTACAGCAAACAACCTTATACTACCATCCGTCATAGATAAAATACCTCTGTAAGTAGCAAAGGAGGTAGTTAAAACAACTAATGATTTTAAAATACCTCCAATATTTTCACCTAAATACCGAATAACACCAGCTAATCTTTCAGTAGTCTTAATACCTTTACCAGCTTCATCAATTGTTAAGACAATGTTTGTTTTAAGCAAGTTCCAAGCACCACCAAGAGTTTTTAATTTATTAGTTGAACCAGTACCAAATTGTCTTTCTAACTCTTTACCAAATAAAGGCATTACATCTTCAGCTAAGACAACACCATCTTTCAACATCTTGTTTAACTCAACTTCTGATACCCCAATTGCTTTTGCCATTATATTAAAAGCTCCTGGAAGTCTTTCCCCTAATTGCTGTCTAAGTTCCTCACTCTGAACAGTTCCCTTAGAAAATATCTGCCCTACAGCCCTTAAAGTTCCCTCAATATCATCATTACTTAAAGCTAATGTTGAACCAGCTTTTATAATCTGCTCATACAATTCTTTTCTCCTAGCTAACGATACATTTGATTCATTAGTTGAAGCTATAAAGTTTTTGTATGTGTCTACAATTTTATTAATATCTTGTCCATATCTTTTGGAAACTTCAGAAGCAAACTGAAAGTTATCATTAAATTCTTGCGTGTCCTTAGATACTGAACGTAATGATAATTGAAGCGTGTTTAATTGTACTTGTGCATCTACAAAGTATCTTAAACCCTCAAATACACCAAAAGCTAATCCCATCTGTCCTAAAGCATAAGACAACTTGTTTACAGCATTTCTGTAGTTACCAACATTTCTAAAATTATCACCAACCTTAGCATCTAGCTTTTTTAGTGCTTTATCAGCTAAATTAGCTTCTGTAGTAACGTGTTTGTACTCTAGTGCTAGCTTTCTATACTCATCTGTATTTTTCTTTCCATCACGTTCTAATTCTAGCATTTCTGCACCTAACGTTTTGGATTGATTTTTTAAATCTCTAGTAGCATTAGATAATCGTTTGTAAGCATCAGCTAAATCTTTAGCTTGCTTTTCTGCTTTCTCATTTGCTTTAGCTTGCTTTTCTGCTTCTCTTTGATTTTGTTTAGCAATTCTATCAGCTTCTTTCTGATTCTGTATGTTAATCTTATTTCTTATCTCTGCTGTCTTAGCATCTTGTGTTGCTATTCTTGCATCAGATTCTTTTTGTGCTTTTTCAATCTTAGCTATAGATTCTTTTTTATCTACTAATATCTTCGCATTAGTTTCTTTTTTGCTACGTAGCATTTTTGCATTAGATTCTTCAATCTTTTGCAAAGCATCCATTTCTGACTTTAACATCTTAGCATCAGATTCAGCTTTTTGCTGTGCTATCTTCTGACTTATAGACAAAAGTTTCTTTTCAGCTTCTTGTTTCTTAGTAGCTAAGTCTAAAAGTTCTTTATCAGTCTTAATTTTTTCTCTAGCTAGTCTTTCAGATTCTTTAGAGATAGTAAGCAACTCTTTAATTCCTTTAATATCATCTACCTTTATTTTGCTAACAGATTCTTTTAAGCTACTTCCTAGACTAGCAAATGAAGTATTTAGTTCATTTATTTTATCTATAGCTGTATTAGCACTCTTTACAATATTATCAAAGAGGTCTTTGTCTGCAATTTCGTCTTTAGTTATTTTGTTTGCCATATTCGTCTATTATTAAATAAAATTCTTTTACACTTATCTGTTTCCAATCAAGCCTGTAGCCTAACCATTGACCTAACTTAATCAAAGTCTTTTCAATTGAATAATCCCCCTCAACCTCCTTTTCCTCATCTCTAAGGGCTTTAATCTTCTGTTCCTCTATATCTATCAAAGTAATGTTCATTCGATTGCCAGTCCTCAAATATTCACATTCTAACAAAGCTTTTCTTTTGATAGCATTAAACAACTTCTGTTCTTTTGGTGCTATACCTTTAAACTCTGTTAATTCATTATATAAAAACTCCCAATGCTTTTCACTTTCACTTGTAATCTTAAATTCTTTGTGAACGTACTCTAGCTTACCCTCTAAACACTTGTGCCAATTATATAGTGGCATATCTTCAATTGATTCCCAAAATTCCCCTTGCATATTTGATGTAGTATGGTAAAACGTTTTTTCTTAAAATAATATAATCTCTTTCTTGTAACCCTACAATATCTTCTCCGTATAAGTTAAACAAATCAACCTCATCAGTCTGTACACCTTTATTTGTAAAACTTCTCTTAATATTTTCAGATTTTATTTCTACAAAATCAAAGTTTGGCTGTGCTAATTCAATTGATTGCCAAAAATCTCCAGAATATTTCATTGTGTAATTAGAACCAGCTTTAACAATTCTTCCAATTGATTCTTTGTAAATCTTTTCAGTCCTAGCTGAATAAACTGATTTCTTAGTGTATTTATTTTTGATTGTCCTACCTTTACTGTCTAAACCTTTTTCTAAGTTTCTAGTATTCAAGTAAGTAACTAAGTTCGATATGATGTCATGTTTGAAAGCAAAATTAAAGGCATTACCATTACCAGACTTTAAAGCTAAAGCACTATACAGCATTTCACCAAGTCTAGTATTCATCAAGTTAACCATAACTCAAAGTTATAAAAAAAGGGTAACATACAAGCTACCCTTAATTCAATTAGATTTTTTGTTGTTAGAAAATTACTGTCTTATAAGGATTGAAAAATGTTGAACTCATTTCAAAACCTCCACCAAAATATTTTAATCCATAAAGATTATTAATCGTACTCCATTGTCCAATTGGATTAATATCTAATTTATACTTGCCATTTCCTAAATCTATAATTGACCAATTAATATCCACTCCATTAACAGCTTCAAATGGTGGCACATAAATTGGATTACCATTAAAATCCTCATAAAACTGAAAAATATAAAGCTTAAAAAATGACGGATTTAAACCACTAATAGGAATATCGCTTTCAGCATTTTTATAAACAATATCAAGTATTAAATAATCAACATTAAAGAAAAATCCATTATTACTAAAAAAAACTTCACTATTAGCAATAACAATATCCTTAATACCACTAACCAAGTTAAAATCAAAGTTAGTATCACTATAAGGTATTAACCACATTTTAGATTCTTCTACTGAAGTTAAGAAGTCAAACGTTAGATTCATTTTCTGAACATTTGCATCAGTAGCAAACACTATTTTAGCATCTAAAGACTTATTATTAATTGGAATAGGGTAAAGGAAATTACCATCTTTAATACCAACTAAGTTATTATTAGCATCAACAGCATAAACACCAACTTGTGAACAAGAAAATGAATTTATAATATTTAAAGCTTCTGGACTTTGTAAATACATATCTCCATTAAAGCTTCGTTTACCAGACTTAATAAAGAATTTTCTACCACTAGCTGTTTCCTCAAATGAACTATCAGCAATAGGCATTTCAACATTATCAAACGATTCTAAAGGATACCATCTATCTTTTGGATTTACAGCAGTAAATAAGTTAGAAAAGTTAGGTAAAGCTGTTAAATCTACCCTTGTTAAAGCACCAGTTGAATCTTTAAGATTAACAAATATTAATCTTGTTGTTACACTTTGTAAGGTAACACAATTCGGTAATCCAGTATTGGACAAACCTAATCCACATTTACAACCAAACATATTTTATTTTTTAAAGTTCATAAAAAAAGGTAGGGCATAACACCCTACCCATTAACATAAAAAAGCAATTAACTATTACAAAGGTGTGCTTAATAATCCCTCATAATTTGAAGTAGACAATACTTTCAATTTAATTGGTGTTAACAAAGTTGTATTAGCAATTGTCAAAGTGTATTGACCATCTACAGAAGTAGATTCAGCCACAGCACTAATATTAATAACAGCACCAGTAGTAGCATTATTTAAAGCAAAGTTAGCTAACAATAAACCTTTAACAGCAATTGGATTGTTACCACTTCCATAGTCTAATTTAGCATCAACAACAAGAGAAGTAGCAGTAGAAGAAACTTTAGTCAAGTTAACATCTAATATACCATCAGCACCATTGAAATCGTAATTAGCATCTGATTGAGAAACCAACCATAAAGTAGATTCATCAAATAATCTGTACCAGTCAAATGACAACATGATTTTTTGAATAGAAGCATCTGTAGCAAACATTAATTTAGCTTCAAATGATTCGTTATCTACTGGAATTGGGTATAAATCATTTCCAACTTTAGAACCAACTAAAGAACCATTAACATCAACAATGTAGAAACCAAAATCAGAACATCTGTTAGATTCAAGTTTAGACAAGAATGTTGGTGTTTGCGACCATAATTCACCAGCGAAAGAACGTTTACCAGACTTGATAAACACTTTACGACCAGATGGTGCTTCTTCAAATGTAGAATCAGCTTTTGCCATTTCAACATTTTCAAATACTGGTAGTGGATACCATCTTTTAGTAGCATCTAATTCTGTGAATAAAGAAGCCCAAGTAGGGAAAGTAGTTAATGATACTTTGTTTAAAGTACCAGTAGCATCTTTTAAAGGAACAAGAATTAATCTTGAAGTAACACTTTGTAGAGTGATACAGTTTGGCTGTCCAGTATTGGATAAGCCAGAGTTACATTTACAACCTAAAGCCATTTTTTATAAATTTTAATTAGTTAAAGAAAAAGGGGCTTTTACACCCCAATTAATTATGGTTTCAACAATGCAGTTTTTGCAGTAGAGAAAGTACCTTTTACAAATGCTTTGTAGTGGTTAGTTTTCACATAATGAGTAGCACGTGCTTCACATAAGATTGTGAACAAGTTTTTAGTAAAGTCATCATTTACGAAACCTACTTGAATGTTCAAATCTTCTCTAATACGTAAGTTAGATTTAGTGAAATCACCAACTAAGAAAGTACCAGAAGTAATACCAGTATTAGTAACAACTGGAATACCTTTGATTCTTGTATCTCCGTTAGAGTTAACATAAATCATTGGATAAGTGTACTCACCTTGAGTTGTTTTAATCAATTCCATTTTAGCACAATCCTCTGGGTGAAGAAGAATGTAGTTTGGCATAAATTCTTCTTTCTCAATTTGAACACAAGCAACTCTGATTACATCAGCTTCGTTAGGTGTAACAATTGATAAAGCAAAACCACCAGCAGAGAAAGCAACAGCATTAGTTAAGATACCAACTAAGTTATCTCCTAAACCATCACCAGAAAGAATTTGCTCATCTAATTTAAGTTGAACTAACTCTACCAATTCAGTATTGATTTCACCTTGCATGAATGGTAAATCAGAAGCCATTTCTTTAGATACTTTAATCCAAGCAGTAACTTTCTTAACGATAGCTTGTCTTTCTACTAAGTCAAAATCAGCTTGTGATTTCAATGCACCTTCAGCAGTCATTCCAGCACCTCCATCTGGAGAAGTTTGCTCAATATAAGTGATATACTTAGAAGTAGTACCAGCAGAATTTACTAACTCACGTAAAAATGGTTTACGTCTTACGATTCTAGCAACACCAGTTTCTAATTGTGTTAATGCAACAGTACCACCAGTATAGTTACCAGTTGTTGTCATTGTACCAGCTACTTTAACATCTAAAGCAACAGTACCACCTTTTCTTTCTAATACCTCGTTGATTTTTTCAAGGTTATCAGCATAAGAATCAGCAATTGCTTGTCCTAAAGATTTAGCAGTAACTTGCATAGACTTAGAAGCTTCTTTAATACCCTCTAATCTACCCTCTAATGTAGCGATAGCTGTCTTTACAGCAGTATCATCATACGTTTTGAATTTAGCGATTTCGCCTTTCAATCCCTCTAAATCTTCTTTAGAAGAAAAGTTTGCAGTTTTTTCAGAGAACATTGAGTTTAATTTCTCAATAACTTGCTCTGGAGTTAAGTTGTTTTCCATTTTTTAATTTGTTTAAAAAGTTATTTATAATGTGCGTTAGACTTGATTGAGTGTAATCGGCTCTAAGTTAACATTTGCATCCATCCTTATATTTTGAAAGATTAAACTGAACTGAAGCACCACTTAAATTCGCATCTAAAATGTTTTCAATCATCCCAGTTACACTTTCAGTACCAAACCTACTAAAACCTAGAACGTTAAAATTTACTATTCTTTTCATCAACGCATTTTTGTCGATAAC